TTTATAGACTATATAATAGTAGTAGTTTAAAAGGAAATGTAACCATGGCCAGAAAAATAAATTATCTGAATAACAAAGACATCCTCAAGGAAATTGCAAAAAGCAAGCTGACCTACTGTAGTTTCATTAACGATGAAGTAAAGAACTATGACATGATCGTCTTGGGAGTTGACAAAATTACCAAGAAAGCCATACAAGAAGCACGCAAACTACGTGCAGAACGCCTGGCAAAAGAACTACAAGAAGCAGAATTATTACTGGGGAACAAGCGTAAAATAGATGAATTCCTGACGCCTGCTAAAGATATTCCCGTCACAGATGTAGTTTTCCGCGTGATGACCTGGGCGCACATACCAATCGACGAAGCCAAACAGAAAAAAGCCGATGCCAAAGCACAAGAAGAACATGATTCCGATGAAGACAACTTTGAAACCGAATACGACGAACCTGTGGTGGTCAAGGGTGCGACAAAATATACCAAAGTCAACTTTCCACCATTCCAACATTATCGAGTAGATGCCGAAGGAACGCCCGTCTGTGTAGGTCTGAGCCATTGGAAGGGTGGCGTGGAAAAAGGCAAGTTTAGCAAAGATCATGGCACTATGACTGCTAAACTAGCTCACATGTTTATTAAATTGTGTGAGCGTTATGCTACCCGTAGTAACTGGCGTGGGTATACCTATAACGATGAAATGCGTAGTCAAGCATTGTTACAGTTAAGCCAGATCGGCCTACAGTTTGATGAAGCAAAAAGCCAAAATCCATTTGCTTATTATACCGCGGCGATCACCAACAGCTTTACACGTGTTCTAAACATTGAGAAACGCAATCAAAATATCCGTGATGATATCTTAGAGATGAACAATTATTCACCAAGCTACACTCGCCAAGGAGATTGGGGCGGTGGTGGTGGACACTACGAAGAATAATTGACAATATAAGATTTGCACTTAAACTTTAACTCGCGTATAATATAACTATGACTAATCTATTTAAGAAAGCGGCTGTTCTGACTGACATCCATTTTGGATTAAAGTCTAACAGTGCTACACACAACGACGATTGTCTTAACTTTGTTAAATGGTTTATAGAAACCGCCCGAGCTGAAGGATGTGATACCTGTTTTATGACAGGTGACTGGCATAACAATCGTGCGGCGATCAACATAGTCACACTGAATTATAGTCTTACTGCCTTAGAGTTATTGGGCAAGGCCTTTGATCGTGTGTTCTTTATTCCAGGCAATCACGATCTCTACTATAGAGACAAGCGTGACATCCAATCAGCTGAGTGGGCCAGGCACATTCCAAACATTGAAATCATCAATGATTTCTATAGTGAAGGTGATGTCAGTATTGTTCCGTGGCTAGTAGGTGATGATCACAAGAAGCTGGGTAAGATTTCAGCCAAGTATATGTTTGGGCATTTAGAACTACCGCACTTCTACATGAATGCCATGGTGGCCATGCCAGACACTGGTGAAATCAAAGAAGGTGCATTCAATGGAGTGGAACGGGTATTCACTGGGCACTTCCATAAACGTCAAACACGTGGCAACATTACCTATATGGGCAACTGTTTCCCACATAACTATGCTGACGCTGGTGATGATGCTCGCGGTATGATGATCATTGAGTGGGGACAGGAGCCTGTGTTCCATAGTTGGCCAGGACAGCCTAGATATCGTGTGTATAATTTAAGTGATGTCCTTAAAACTCCAGAAGCACTACTATTACCAAATATGCACTGTCGTGTTAACCTAGACATCGACATTACCTACGAAGAAGCCACATTCATCAAAGAAACATTCGTTGGCACTTATAGTCTACGCGAACTAACATTATTACCAGTCAAGAACGCAGACATCGGACAAGACATTATCTTAGGTAATATACAATTTGAGAGTATTGATACTATTGTTACTAATCAATTGACTAATATCGCCAGCGATCATTATGATCCAAACTTATTATTAGATATCTATAGGCACTTATAATGCCATTTTTATTTGTGGACTATGATCAGGGTATAGGAGGTGAGTTTTTCTGTGAGCAGTTAAGTCAATCAAAACAGTGTGTTAAATTAACTTCCAAAAAATACGAATCCGGGCGTACCAAAGTATTTGATCGATTTGATCAAGAATTTCTCAAACCTACGCCGCACATTACTCCTATTAAGGCTAACGGCGTCCTTTTTGAATTAGTGCCCACCCACCGACATACTAAATTGGCATATGACCAGCTATCTGATGTTCGAAGTATTCGTATTACTTCGCCAAAAATTAATACTCCGTTATGGTTATATTTTAAACACCAGCAAATATCAAAAGTATTACTAACACGCGAACCCACAGACCAGCAGATGGTAGGATTACTTAGAATATTAGTTGAGTCAAGTTCTAATACAGAATTCTTAAAAAAAATTAAACCTGGAATGGATACATTGAGTTTAATTTTACTTTCCGATGGCCTCGAACCAACTGAAGAAAACAAAGTTAACTACATTAATAATTTATTAATTACTATCAAACCAGAACCAGAATTTAATTATGATTTGATTATCGAATACAGCGACTTATTTTATAATACAGAGTCAATCAAAACAAAATTACGAGAAATATTTGGTATCACTGCCGAAGGTGATTGGTTGGATACATTTAAAAATAACTATGAAACATATCTTTCCAAGGCTTGATTTAATGATTGCATACTCTTGCAATATTGCCTGCGCAGGTTGCATCAGTATCAGTGATCGCAAAAGAGATGGTGTTGCCAGCCTCGACGATATTTCTGCTTGGTCTACAAAATGGAAAGACTACATCGACCCCGAGGTTATAGCTGTGTTTGGTGGTGAACCTTGCCTACACCCAAAACTCATAGCTGTCTGCCAGGGCATTCGATCAGCATGGCCTAACAGTGTGATTAGATTGATCACCAATGGTTATCTATTAGATAATTTTGATCCTAAAGATTGGTTTACTTTAGGTAAATTTGAAATGCAGATTAGCCTACATCGTCAAGATCATAGATCAATTATCGACTCAGCAATAAAAAATATTTTATTACACCGGTCTGATTGGAAAACCACTGCGCATGGTGGAATTGATCATAAACAAATTGCCTGGACCAGTGGTAGCGTTACTATATACAAGAGTGTGTTTAAAGATTTCGTTGTGCCTTATAAAGATGATATCAAACCGTGGCACAGCGATCCAGCAGAGGCACATAAAATTTGTGGTAGTCCAAATACACCTATCTTGTATAAAGGTCTACTATATAAATGTCCGGCTGTGGCTAATGCTATAGATATATCCGGCGAAAATTGGTTTGATTATCATGCGTATGATGTCTCAGATGATCTGACAGAATTTATTAGTAATATCGGACGACCAGAAACAGTATGTGGACAATGCCCAGATCAACAACAGGCAGTAATTATCAATCACTTTGATGCAAAAAATGTCAAAACAAAAAATATTAATTAGTGGGTGTGGTCTGAGTTGGAGCGGCCAAGAACGTAAAGTCTGGACCAACATACTAAAAGTTGCAGGTGCTGATATCATTGATGTTGGCGGACCCGCTGTTAGTAATCAATGGATACTAGATCGTGCTTTCATTGCCTTGTTAAACAACTGCACCATCACAGATGCTGTTATACAATTAACTAGTTTGGGTAAATTAGATGTTGAAATCAACGCAGTCCGTGAATTATCTCTGGTTAAACCTGATTCTATTAGAAATTTTACCTATCAAGGAGTTTGGCCTAGTAGTGCTAGTCAAGAACATCTAAGTAAAAAGCTATGGTATGAGTATTTGTACAGTCCAAAATTAGAACAACAAGAATTGTTTTGTAAAATTATGTTGATTGATAATTGGTGTGATACACACAACATAAAATTAACTATTATGCAGGGATACAGTATTCCGTGGAGTCCAGAACAGTTAAAAGAATTAAAAGATATAGTGTATAATTTAGACAAAAGTATCTATGAAGAATATGAAGAGACTGAATATTTTAAAAAAGATAATAATACAGAATTAAACACTGTTCCCGGGTTAGGATTTCAATTTTATTTGGCAAATGAATTAGGCGCACTCTTAGTTCCGGATCTGATAGATAAAATAAATCAGATATATAATCAATTTAAAAAGACTAATAATGATCTATAATACTTTTAAAAAATTTAATACTCATGGTCGATTAAGAACCGTGGTCTTGGGATCTTACTTCTTTCCTGAATATTTTTCTAAAATTAAAAATCCTAGAGTTAGAGATCCTCTAATGCGCATGGCTGAAGAAATCAATGAAGATCTTGATAAATTTCAGCAGGTATTAGAAAATTTTGGAGCGACAGTAATACGTGCTCCGCAACCAATAGGATATTTTGACCAATCGAACATATATCACCCACCATTGCAGGTTAGAAACTCTCATGCAGTAATTGGGAATTACATGTATCGATTTAACCCAGACTGGCATGATCCGATCGATCCTGTGTTGAGAAACTATTGCCCTGATATAATCAATTTAGAAAAAGATAATACCAATTTCTATCTGACATCAATGGAGATTGCCAAGGAAAATTATAATCCTGAAAGGAATATTTGGTACAGTCGAGACAAATACCATGAGCTAGCTGGCAGCGATTGGCCATCATATGATAGCTTCGTTAAAGGTATCGGATCATCGTCACTCGAAATCAGAGAAGAAATGCTATCATTTAAATCCACGCTAGAATATGAAACTAAAGAGTTGGCTCCATTACAAGGGCCAAATGTAATCAACACTAAAGATTTTATCTGTGTAGATGCCAATGAATATTGTAATTACGAAAGTTGGTTTCAAGACTATATCAAAGATTCCAGACCTATTAGGCAATTTACTAGCAAAGCCGGGCATGTAGATGGATGTTTTGCTGTATTAGGTAATAAAACTATACTAGGTATTGACCTGTTTATCGATTATGCTAGATTTTTTCCTGGGTACACAGTAGTACGGGTTCCTCCGGAAAGTTACCAAGATCAAATATATGAATTTAAATTAATGAAGAAGAAAGTAAATGGCGCATGGTGGTTAGCTGGTGAAGAACACAACGACGAATTTATTAATTATGTTGAAACGCATCTTAAGAGTTGGGTTGGATATGTAGCCGAAAGTGTGTTTGATGTAAACGTATTAGCCTTAGACGAGCACACTATTTGTGTGTCTAATATTACCAAAGACATACAAAAACAATTGAGTTCTAGAGGAATAGAATGTATACTAGTACCATGGCGTCACAGATTCTTTGTTGATGGTGGACTTCATTGTATCACTTTGGATTTATATAGAGACTGATGTTTAAAATAAAATATCTCACAGTTAAAAACTTTATGAGTGTAGGGAATTCGACCCAGGCGGTTAACTTTGACCGCAAAGACCTCACATTGGTCCTAGGTGAAAACATTGACCTAGGTGGTGACGACACTGGTGCACGTAACGGCACAGGCAAGACCACTATCATCAATGCATTATCGTATGCCTTGTATGGTACAGCATTAACTAACATACGTAAAGACAATCTAGTAAATAAAACCAACACCAAGGCCATGTTGGTCACTATCGAATTTGAAGTCAATGGTGTTGACTATAAGATTGAACGTGGTCGTAAACCCAATGTATTGAAATTCTACATTGGTGACCAGGAACAAGAAGCCAAAGACGACAACAGTCAAGGAGACAGCAGAGAAACGCAACAAGAAATTGAACGTTTATTGGGCATGAGTCATGAGATGTTCAAGCACGTGGTGGCTCTGAATACATATACAGAACCATTCCTAGCATTAAAGCCAAATGATCAGCGTGCTATAATCGAGCAACTGTTAGGTATTACTTTATTGAGTGAGAAAGCCGAAGCACTCAAAGAGCAAAGTAAGGCTACAAAGGACGCCATACAACAGGAAGAAGCCAACATCAAGGCAGTGGCTGATGCCAATAAACGTATTGAAGAACAGATCGAAGCCACACAGCGTCGCCAGATGTTGTGGCTAACTAAACGCAAGGATGATGTCGCTAAGTTACAGTCGGCACTAGATGAACTGCTTACATTAGATATCGATGCAGAGATTGCTGCACACAAAGAATTATCAGTATATAATCAAAAGTGTAAAGACATTGCAGACCTAGACAAAGCCATTGCTCGCAGTGAACAGGACCTAACACGTGAAGTCAATGGTATCGCTAACTTAACTGGTGACATAGCTACTCTACGTGAACATAAATGCAATACCTGTGGGCAAGATTTGCATGATAGCAAACATGAAGAACTATTGGCCATCAAAGAAAGCAAACTTCGTGATGCAGAAACACAGCAAGGGGTCCATGCTGGAGATTTAGAAGCACTGATATTAGCAAAACAAGGATTAGGTGAACTAGGGTCACAGCCCAAAACATTCTATGATAATGAAGGTCTTGCTATCCAACATCGTAGCAGTATTGCCAGCATACAAGAACAGATTACCAGTAAGACAGCAGAAGAAGATCCTTATATTGAACAGATCGCAGATATGAAGGCTACTGCACTTGCTGAAATTGATTATACTAAGATGAATGAACTTAGTCGAGTCAAAGATCATCAAGAGTTCTTATACAAACTATTAACTAATAAAGATTCTTATATCCGTAAGAGAATCATCGATCAGAATCTGAGCTACTTGAACGCCAGACTGAGCCAATATCTTGACCGTATTGGCTTACCCCATACCGTGGTATTTATGAATGACCTTAGTGTCAACATCACTGAACTAGGCAGAGAACTAGACTTTGACAATTTAAGTCGAGGCGAACGTAATCGTTTGATACTTTCATTGTCGTGGAGCTTCCGTGATGTATGGGAGTCATTATATCAGCCCATTAACTTGTTATTCATCGACGAGTTAATCGATTCGGGCATGGATGCTAGTGGTGTGGAAAACGCCATGGCTATCCTTAAAAAGATGAGCCGTGATGCACATAAATCAATTTGGCTAGTATCACACAGAGACGAGCTAGGTGGTCGTGTTAATAATGTCCTAACTGTGGTAAAAGAAAACGGTTTTACCAGTTATAACACCGACGTCGACATCGCGTAATATATAATATAAAGCAAGGAGAAAAACATGGCAGCAGGTCAAGCAAGAGTACACCCAGGTAAAAGACACAATAATCCAATGTTATACAAAAACGGTAAACCTAGATTACGTCCACTAAATATTCTGCAATTAACAGCATTAGTAGAAAAAACACAGCGTAAGAAAGATAAATCAAAGATCTCTAGAGAAATCGCTCGTAAACAAGCAAGACTAGCAGTATAATTTTTAAAAAGGAAAATAAAATGGCAACAACACATGAACAAATCGTAGTGGCATATGAAGCATACCTAGCAGAAAATGAAAAATTTGAAGGCAAGGGTGTAGGCGCAGCAGGTACACGTGCTCGTGGTGCACTAGGCGATTTAGGTAAATTATCTAAAGCTCGTCGTGCGGAAATACAAGAAAAGAAAAACGCTGCCAAGGCTGCAAAGTAATTTATGGCATATGATAATCCTTGGACTTATAATGGAGTACCTTTTGAGTCTGAGGATATCAACGAGTATTATGGATTTATATATAGGATAACTAATACTGTCAACGGGCATGATTATGTTGGCAGGAAATACTTCAAGACAATCAAAAAGAGACCACCTCTAAAAGGCAAGAAAAACAAGCGCAGGGAAACAGTTGAAACTGATTGGAAAGAATACTGGGGTTCAAGTCCCAGGCTCCAAGCAGATATCGACCTACTAGGCAAGGACAAGTTCACTCGTGAAATCATACATCTATGTGAGTCGCGTGGCGAAACTAACTACTTGGAAGCCTATTACCAGTTTAAGGAAGATGTATTGTTACGTGAAAACAACTACAATGGTATCATCCAGATCAGACTAGGTAAAAATTCCGTAAAAGATTTAAAGATTACAAAATAACAGTCAATGATGCAGATGTATTCTGTGTCCTGAGGAGATGGTAGGTTATGCCTACTTGGAACAGATAGAGAAGACTATCTACAGGACGACACGGCATTCTATAGGTGTAAAAACCAAAAGATTCAGGCTCTGAAACAAACCAACCTGAGAGCAAAAACATAGTTGGCTAACTACGGCTATGTGAGCTACCGCCAGAAAAATCTAGAGTAGGGGGTACCGGCTGACCGCCTCCGTGCAAGTGAATGCAATCTCTTTTAGTTGGTGTGCGAACAGGACTCAGATAAAGTCGATCGTTGCAATTTGCCTCGGATAGGTAAATTGTGACTGAAGGATCTAGATAAAGCATTAAGAACTTACATTAATCATAGTAAATATCAAAGTTAATTAGAATAGAAGGAAAAGCATGAGCGAAAGCGAAATGCAGATGTCGTAGACATCTTAAAACGAAGTCATAAAAAAGCGTGAATATTAATGAATACTCACGCTTGCTTATAACCAAAAAGAACTAAAGACTTATTTGTTCTTCCAAATTGAATATAGTACCCATACTGCCACTAAACCAACAACACCTTCACCGCCTAATGTTTTAACGATAGATGTAACGTTGCCAATAACGTCTACTGCTGGTAGGAATGGTAATGCTGCGCCTTTGAGTAACACTTCTAATACGATTAGTAGTGCTAGTACACTTACTGCTGTGTCAGCGATTGCACCTGACCATTTCTTTACTGTTGCTAAGATATCCATCTTCTGGACCTCCATAAAACCAACACTGCTTACGCAATGGGTAAACTATTTAGAGTCGTAGGAAAAGTTTAATAAAGGTAGTTAATGATTGCGAAAAAGAGATACTTATAGTGTCTTAGAAGAAAGGTAGTCCTGACTTCTTGGTGGTTTCCATGTTGTCTTTGATGATCTTATTGATCAAGATCTGATCGTTGCGAGACAGCATCATGCCATCACTATAGCTGATACTACCGCGCATGTACCAACATATTCGTAACACGTCATCTCGCAT